CGCAGAAAGCCAGGAGAGTTAACATTACAATCAGTAAACCTGTAAAGTAATAATTCATCCTGGCTATCTCCATAATTGATTATTCCCAAATCCATTGTTTGACTTTTTTAAATGGCCAACAGACTATTGTCCATACCCATTTTATTATTTTTCTAGCCATAGTTTCCTCCGTTAGTAATAAAGGTTCAGCGATTATACACTGACATCTCTTTTTTTCAAACCCACAATCAATACATATGTTTAGACTCATTTTTTCTCCTCTATATCATAGAACATTTTATCTGAATCTTCCGTTACCCAATCGTCTCCCTCTACATCCCAGTAAGTATTTTGAACCTTATAGTCAGGCCAATTATTCTCTGTTGTGTAGCTGTTAACATGCCAAATTATTCTATTGTTTGGCTGCGCTGCATAATTGCCATTCTTCAAAGCAAGTATGTGAGCACACTTATGCTCTTGCGGTATTTCAGAATGTTCCGTGTTTAATATATTAGTCTCTGGATGCGCCCAGTCAATAGTAAAAAGATACTCACCTTTATGGAATTTTTTATCTTTTCCCATAAATTTACCATTTATACCAGCCAACCAATCAAAACAATGCACGCTAGGATAATAGCTAAAACAATTCCACAGTTGTAACTCATCCACTCGCATATCTGGCACTTGATGTCGTTCGAATTCTTTTTGAAAAAACGCACTAATTGGTAGTCTATAAAAGACCGCACCGTTCGGTAACATACAGTGAAACAATATTGCACGCCCTGAAATAGAACTAAAACCAAAGACAACACAGTCAACAGACTCTCCTTTATGTTCTTTAAGATCATAAAGATACTCCCTTCTTATCTTGCAATAGATAGGTGGTACGTTTGCATTTAAATAAGCCATAAATAATCCTCATTTTATTTCACCCCAACTAGGTCCTGATTCATAATCTACTTTGTTTGGAACTTCAAGATCTACTGCATGCTCCATAATGTCTTTTATTTTATCAGCATGAGAATCGGATTCAACTGAAAAATCTAATTCATCATGTACCTGTATGTGGGATAGTATTCCTTCTTTGTATAATTCAACCATTGCTTTTTTAGTCATGTCAGCAGCTGAACCTTGTATTAGTTTGTTTAAAGCTTTGTATGTAAAAGCTCTTCTTGTTGAATTTTCATGCCAATAGTTTTTCTTACCTGTATCATTACCATCTTCATCTAATAATGTTGGACCCATTTTCTGTAATTCTAACATTCTTTCGTGATCTTCTGCAGGTACAAATGTACCCCAATCACTACCTTTTAGAATAGGTTCATACTTTGGAAACCTACAACGTCTATCTAATAAAGTTTTTACTTCACCTTTACTCTCCGCAGCTTTCATAGCTTTGTTCATTAGTTGTTTTACAAAAGGAACTTTGTTGTGATACTTAGTAAATAGTTCTTCTGCTTTTTCTTTTGATACACCTAACTCTGCCTGAAGTTTAGCTTTACCCATACCATAGAATAATCCAAGATTAATTACTTTAGCTTGTGATCTTGGTATCTCTGCCATGTCCGCAACTATTTTGTGAAAGTCTGTTGACGGATCATTATCGTATGAATCTGCAATTGTATTTACAGAAGGTAATTCTAATTTTAAAGCATAGTGTGCAACTAACCTTGGTTCCTGTTGCGAGTAATCAAAACAACCCCACTTGCATTTATCATCTGGAATAAATAATGATCTTATCATTGGTCCTGTTACTGGATCTCTTGCAGGAATCTGTTGTAAGTTTGGATTTGAATAACTAAACCTACCTGTGACTGTACCACCATCATCAGATCTAATTTGATTTATATCTGCATGTATTCTACCACAATGTTCATGTTCAATAATGGTATCAATAAATGTAGTTCTAACCTTGTTTATTTTTCTAGCTTCTGCTATTAATTGTACTACAGGATGAGAATGATTAGTAATAAAATTTTTTGTAAAGGATGGTGCTTTTGTTTTCGAAGTTAATTCATAAGATAAATTTAGGCTGTCAAAAACTTTGGCAATGCTTGCTGCTGCCCATATTTGAATATCTATGTTACTTTCTTTTTTTATGTTGTGCAGTAATATTTCTTCTTGTAACGCTAATTGCTGTTTCAATTCATGAGCTTTATCAACGTCCACTCTCACACCGAGAAATCGCATATCGACCAGACAAGGAAAAAGATTAGTTTCTAAATCAAATATATTTTTTAAATTTTGTTCTTGAATAATTTTTTTAAACAACTGCCAAAGTTCTAAAGTTAGTTCAGCATCTTTTTCTGCATACTCACCAACTTCCATAGGTGGTAGTCTCCACATATCTGCTTTTGGATCTAATCCTCTTGACTTAGCAGCTTCAACTAACTTTGCTTCGTTCTTTCCTTTTTTTAAATATGCCCAAGACAAAGTATTCAAAGTGTATGAGTATCTATTCTCGTCAATCAAAGATGCAGCAATCATTGTATCTAACACTAAACCATTGATTTTTATACCTAATTTACGTATCCAACATACGTCATACATGGCGTTGTGAAATATTTTTGTAGCAGGTAAAGCACAAACATCTGTAAACCATTTGATAACTTTATCTCTATCCATGTTTGGACCTGTCTCATGTGCAATTGGATAATAACCTTTCCAACCTTCTACAGCTACAGCAAACCCTACGATCTCACCTAAACCTACAACAGAGCCTGAACCTCTTTTCTTTAATTCAGGATCTCTTGTTTCTAAGTCGATCGCTATCTCATTGTATTTACTTAAGTCTGGAAATTCTTTTGGTTGTAACCATTCGGTTTGTGGTAATATCATTTTAATCCTTTCGGTGGGTGATAGTGTCCTTCGTTAGTGTCATCAATGTAAAACAATTTTACATTTAATTTTTTTTGTAGTTCGGATAAAGAACGATGTATAGGTAAGTTATCTCTTTTTCTCAATGAACGTTTCTTAACATCTAATAATTCTATTTCTCCATTTGGATGTAGTACAACAATATCTATTGGCCCGTGTTGACAAACGTTTTTAAATACAAAACATTTCTTTTTTAAAAACTGATTGACAGCTAAGTTCTCATGTATTGTACCTATCTTTGCAGAATCTTTAGAACTATCTAATTTAACATTACTCATTATGTATCTCTTTTAATTAAGTATTGAATTGCTTTCTCTAGAGATTCTTTTGTATCACCTAGTTGACCTATAGCTGTGTTACATCCTCTACATAACCAACCTCTATGTGTATTAGTTTTGTGACTATGATCTGGAAATAATTCTTTTACCTTTTCGCATATATCACACACTTCAGGTTTTTCATAAAGTATATCCATTTGTCTTCTTAAATTTCTATCTCTGTTGTAACACTCTGCGCATGTAGTTCTGATTCTATAATTATTAAAGTTATCTTTCATGCATAGATGAAAAAATTTTTGATTCTTAATTTGATTACAAACTAAACAACACAATGTATCTGTCTCTTTACCTAATACATCTACAAACTTATCTAAAAGTTTACTCCACCTTTTAAAGGTTATTTTTTTCATATAAATAATTTTTGTATGAATATCATCCAACTGTAAAAATAAATTACAGACATTAATGTTAAGAATAATAAAATTGAAACTGCTTTCATTTTGTATCTTTTAACTTTTTAATTTCTAATTCACAATAGTGAATTATCTTTTCTAAGTCTTTTATTTTATCTTTCTCCAAATATCTACAAACATATTTCACCACGTTGCCCTGGAAAAAAGATAAATTATTTTTTGAAATAAATTCGTAAGGTTGTATCGCAAAATTTTTGTAATGAGATCCCCCAATTTGCTTATCTTGTGGGAAGACGCTTTCGAATATTTTATTATCTGTCATATATATTTACCTCCTTTATATGTGGTAGGTGTTAATACGGCGTGATTGATGATTAGATGTGGGATTCGAGACACCGTATTAACGTGGTGACCAACCACGACACTACCACTTGCCGTTGAACTTATCTCTATCCCGATCGGTTTATACTCATGGTATAAATTCATTATAATTTGTATCCTTTTCTTTGAATTCTTGCTTTTAATTTATATAGATTATTCTTTGCACGAGTTACTCCAACATACCAAACTCTATGTTCTTCATCTTCTTTGTCTTGGCTTTTCTTTATTGCTTTCAATATTTTATCTCCTAGATCTAAACACAGTATTACATTATCTTCTTCTCCACCTTTTATAGCGTGTATAGTAGATATCCAGATCCTTGGAGCCTGATCCAAATCTTCTTTAGCATCTAATAAACTAAGCAAGTAATCTTTATCTTCTTGTTCAGTATTCTTAAAAGCTTCGTACCAATCTTTTTTATAATCTATTTCTTCTCCCATAAATTCTTTTAGTTCTTTTAAATCTTTCTCTTCTAATTTATTTCCTTGTTGTGCAAACATATAGTTTTTTACAGCTTTGTACAGTCTTACTTTTATACTCTTACCTCTGTTACTTTCAAAATAAATATTCTTTTTTCTTAGTTCATCTTCTATTTTTAATAACCTGGATACAGTTCTTGTTAGTATTAACCATTTACCTTTTGATAAATCAACTTGATCTAGGTTTGCTATCTCTTCACACAAACCTTCAAAATTTCTTGGATAATAATTTTTTATTTTTCTATCACCTAAAATATTTTCTACACACATTTGTGATTGTTCTTGAACTGACTTAGATATTCTTTTTGAATACTTCAGTATTTTTTCTTTTGCTGGTTCATTTATAAATCTGTTTACATCAGCTCCTGCCCAGGCAAATATTGCTTGGTCATCATCACCTGCAAGATATATGTCTTTGCTTTTTTGTTTTAATATATCATATAGTTTCCATTGCAGTGGTGATAAGTCCTGTGCTTCATCAATAAATACAACATCAAACTCAGGTATTTTGTTTTCTTTTTCTAACAACATCTTTATCATGTCATTAAAATCAATTAGTTTCTTTTTCTTTTTATACTCAGAATAGTTTTGATCTATGTGTTCTAACATAGACCAATCAACTTCTTTTGAGTTATGTTCACCACGATCAAATTCATCTCGCACATTAACGCATCTGTTTATTGATCTATGTATCAATTGAAAGTATGGATTATCACAAGTTAAAAAATGTGACTCTTCTTTGTTATATCTGTCATAATACTTTACTCTTACATTTAATTTCTTTCCAAAGTTTTCATAATGATATGGCTGCATGACATCTTCTTCTTTTAGATTTAATATATTGAAAGCAAAAGAATGAAGTGTTTGGAAGTATACAAGTTTCTTATCTGAAGCAGGCATCCTCTTTTTGGCTTCATTAGCGGCTTTTTTAGTAAACGCAAAGTACCCAATTTTATGTAGAGGTGTACCTATTCTTACATAAGCTTTTGCTCTACTAATTAATTTATGAGTCTTCCCAGTCCCTGGAGGACCAAAGTATTTATATATCATCTCTGTCCTTATAGTCTTTTTTAAAATGACACATCCATAACCAATTCCAAAAAGACCCTGCAAATCTGCTAAATCTATTATTCCAAGATTTGTTTTCATAGTTATCAATGCTCTCTATTTCATGTTGAACCTGTAATTTTTTTCTTTCTTCTTTTGGTAAAGACATAAATATTCTGTATGCTTTTTTATTATTTATCATTATAAAATATCTTCCTCGTCTTCAAACTCTACAATTTCTTTTATGTTTTCTTTTTCTTCAAATAAATACAAAGGTATTCTCAATGCTTTTATTGGAGGAAAGTAATCTCCGTTAGAATTTTTACCTGGAAATCTTTTTGGTTTATTAAACATTGCTTTCTTATCTTTGTTCTCACTTCTAAATATTTCTTTTATCATGTAAGAAGTTCTTTGTGGATCTATCTTCCATTCTTTTGTTTTTAGATCTGCATAGAATTCATCATAAACAAACCATGCGTACTGAGTATCAATCAAAGGTTTACCACTTTCAAAAGATTTGTATGTAGTTGCCTTTGGTCCATAAATATATTTTTCCAAATGTTTTTGTAATACATCTGTAGGACTTGTACCTTCTGCAGGTTCTATTATTTCTACTTTCTCTTTGTCAAACAATGCTCTCATTATTTCTATAAACTCATTTCCTTTTACATTTGGTGATACTACAAAGGCTTGCTCCATCAATAATGCTCTTAATGCTTTTTGACTTTCTAGTTTATAAATATCTTTTGCATGTATTTGAACTGTTTCTCCATCGTCTCTTTCAACAGTAAACTTCCATTCAGGTGTAGGCTTGTAGTTTATTTTTTGTAATGCATACATTCTAGGCCATGTTTCTTTGTTATCTGATAACACACCATACTTTCTTTTTACACATACACCTTTAACACAAACAGGAGATAGCAGTTCTCCATTGCATTGATAACCTTTTGTTTCTTTGTCCCAACTTTTTATTTTTGATTTAACATGATCGTCTGTCCATTTAGAATCAAACTTAAAATAATTTCTAGCTGCTTCTACTATTTTATCTTTCCAATTGTCTTTGTATTTTTTCTTTGCAAAGACCATGTAGTTATACAAAAATCTATCTCTATCATCTTCCATTATTTCTTTTGTTAGTATACCTAGACATGGTGGACCATCATCAAACTCTTGACCACTACCTTTTAATTCATCAGATATTATTTTTTCTTGTATATCTTTTAATTGTTTTTTACTTACTGCATTTAGTTCAACACATTTTAAAAATAAATCTAAAGACATCTCTGTACCATCAGGTGATAATGCTCTTCTGTCTTCACCATTGTATGGAAGATTTATAAAGTTACCATTTGTCTTATTATCTTCGTCTGATTTTAAATTAGTTTGTTTTGGAAATATTTCTGTTTTGATAGATAGTTTAAATACATAAAGCATTTGCTCTAAGAACTGTCTTATCTCAATTGCTTTTACATATTCTGTTGTGAATACATATAAGTGAAGACCACCACTTTTTGATAGTATAGGTATTATTGGTAAATTTTTTTCTTGAATTGTTTTTAAATAAAATTCTCTGTCTATTGGATACTTATCTACATCAATAGCACCAAATCTTGCTGTACCTTCATCAGTACATGGTTGTATACCTATTGATTTAATTCCTTTTAAATGATCTTCGTAATCTTTGTCTGTTACTTTTTCTTGAGACCATTCATGTTTATATTTTTTCTTACCTGTCTCTGGATCTATATAACCTTGATTTGTTTTGCAGACACCATAGTTTCTAGTCAATCCACTAAAGTACTTTATAAAGTCTTTCATCACATCCTTTTGTTCTGAGGCGCCTCCAGTCTCCCTTCAGCGCCCCGTTTGTACAAACTATTCTTAAGATATTAGATAATATCTTGAGACTTTGCAGAGTCAACCTTCTCGTATTTAGGTTGAGTCGAACCACCAAAAGCTTCTTCTTGAAGCTTCTTAGCAGTCTCATAGATACCTAAGTCGTTCTTGTCAGATAAATCTAACATTCTAACTTTATTAGGTTTGTATACGTGCCAACTTTTATCTCCCCAGTTTTTACCAACTGTTTTAAGATTAAAGATTGCAGAATACGCAGCAGGTCTGAAGCTACCTTTATCGTCTGTTGCTCTTAAGTTTTGAATTAAGTTATTTAATTCTCTACCTGGAGTCAGATTAGATGACCTCATAGTGATAACTGCTTTTCTAGTTTCATCCCCTATTAATGCAAGTACATAGAAGTACATGGTTTTCTCACAGTAATTACCATTTGATAATCTGTACTTACCATTTCTTTCTTCTATTGCATCTTTAGGTGGTTCCATGTGAGTTCCGACTGGAGCTGCTGCACTATCGCCTCTCTCCTGCCACTCTGGAAACCTTGTTTGTGAATGACATATGACTACGTTAAGTCCTACGTCTCCATCAATTAAAGATCCGAAACTACTAGAATATATCATGCCAGGTTTTGCACCTTCAACATGTTTAGCATTTCTAGTATTACATTCAGGTGATAACTGATGAAGAATCTTTAGAATTGGAGTTGATGTATCACTCGCTTTGATTTCTTCAGTGCCTTTACCTGAATCAGCTCTTAAGTTAATTGGTGATAGTGCACCTGCACTATTCTTTTTTACCATTTCCGTATTATTGGACATATGTATTTACTCCTATATTATTTATTTTTTATTTTTAATTTTCGTTTGATTTCCATCAAACGTCCAAAAAAGATCTTCAGGAACTTCGTTTCCTTTGTTCTTCCAATCTTCCATGGTTACTTTTAGAGTCATGGCATGAACCGCCTCTTTCTGAGTAGGTTCATAACCTTGACCCCGTGCAAGGGTAGCATAAGCCATTGCCTTGTTTTCTTCGCCTTGACCAAAGTTAACTGTGATTTCGTTTTTCACAATATCACCTAAGCCATTGTCTCGAAGCCATTGTATTGCCTGAGGCTTTTTATCAGCCTTCATTGTGGCACTATATACTTTTTTTACAGATAGTTCAGAACCATCTTTTAACTTAACTGTACTAAGATTCATCTTATTCATAATCTCAGGAATACTAAAATTACTAATATATTTTTCTTGTTCTTTTAGTTCCTTAAGTTTACCTTCTACAGCTAATATCTGTGCTCCCACAGATTTGTATTGTTCGATAACCTCAGATAATTCAGTTGGATCTATAACATCAACTTGATCTGGTGCATCGTCACGTAGACTAACAGTCATATTTTACCTCTTTATTATTTACTTTCATAAACGACAATATAGAAACTAATTTCTTATTGTCAACTACTTTTGAAAAAGATTTATTTCTATGGGAAAATAACCTGATGCTATTCTGTCCCATTTTAATAACTTATACTTTCCATTTGTAATATCGCTTGCGACAGAACATACCACCCCAATAAGAGCAGGATCACCATATAATAATAAATAATCTTCTGACGTAAAATCTTTTAAACTATTTTTTATTTCTAAGATCAAAGGACCTGGTGAAAACTGCATTTGTTTCAACCTAGGAAACATTGTCTTAATTTCGCCATATTTAATTGCAGGCGTCATATCAAATTTTGGTTTTCCTGTTTCCTTATCGACAGGAATATCTTGTACTAAATAAACTTTTGCCATTGACTTTTTTCCTTTCTATTCATATATATCTCTTCAGAAAGCAAAGTAAAGGTATATATTATGATAAATTATAAGTTTAAGACAACACCATATAAGCATCAATTAGATGCATTACAAGATTCTTGGAATAAAGAAAATTTTGCCTACTTCATGGAAATGGGTACAGGTAAATCAAAAGTTCTTTTGGATAACGCAGCTATGCTTTATGACAAAGGAAAAATAAACGGATTATTAATTATTGCACCTAAAGGTGTGTATAAAAACTGGTATGATTCTGAAATACCTACACACTTACCAGACCATATATTTAAAAAAATGGTTCTATGGAAAACATCTGATAAGTCAGCTAAACAAAAAAATTTATTAAATACATTATTTAAAACAGGAACTGAGTTTCATATTCTTATAATGAATGTAGAAGCTTTCTCTTCTAATGATGGACCAGCCTTTGCTTATAAGTTTTTATCTGCACACAATGCTATGATTGCAATAGATGAATCTACTACTATAAAAACACCTACTACAAAAAGAACTAAAAATATTATTGCATTAAGAGAACTCGCTAAATATAGGAGAATCCTTACGGGTTCTCCTGTAACAAAATCACCACTAGATTTATTTAGTCAATGTGAATTCCTTGATCCCTGGCTCCTGGGCCATTCTTCTTATTGGACGTTCAAGGCTCGTTATGCAGTAACCAGAAAGATACAGGTATCTGGTAGACAAGTTGAAATAGTTGTAGGTTATAGAAACCTGGGAGAGTTATCAGATAAAATAAAACCGTTTTCAAAAAGAGTTTTGAAAGATGATTGTCTAGACTTACCTAAAAAGACATGGATGAAACATGTAGTAGAATTAACTAAAGAACAAAAGAAAGTATATGCTCAAATGAAACAAGAGGCCATAGCTTTTCTTGATGGTAAAATGCAATCTTCAGCTACAGTCATGACTCAATTGATGAGACTTCATCAAATAACTTGTGGTCATTTTACAGCTGATGATGGTGTTATAAAAAATTTACCATGTAATAGAGTCACTGAACTTATGGATATATTAGAAAACGTTCATAACAAAGCAGTTATATGGTCACACTATACTCACGATGTGAAAAGAATTATTGAAGAGATAAAAAATAAATATGGTGAGGATTCTGTTGTAGATTATTTTGGTGAAACTAGCCAAGATCAAAGGTCAATTAATATAAAGAAGTTTCAGAATGATGACAAGTGTAGATTTTTTGTAGGAACTACACATACGGGCGGCTATGGTATCACACTGACTGCTGCTAGTACAATGATTTATTTTTCAAATGGTTATGATTTAGAAAAGAGACAACAATCAGAAGCACGTATTGATCGTATCGGACAAACAAAACCTATGACATACATTGATATCATTGCTGAAAATACTATTGATGATAGGATTGTAAAAGCTTTACGTAATAAAATAAATATTGCTAATGAAATTTTAGGTGAAGATTTAAAAGAATGGATCTAAAGTTTTTGTAAAAGAACTACAATAACACCACCCATACCTGTCATGACTGCACCCATAGATACAAGTAGTATTCTTTCAATTCTAGTTATCTGACTTTGCATTTGTTGCATTCTTTCATAGGTCTGTTTCTGCATGATACGACAAAGTTTTTCATGCGACTCTATTCTTTGCATTGCGTCTTGTGATTTGCTAGCCATTATTTTATAGCCCCCGCTATAATATCCCGATAGATCACGTCTATCATTCCACCCAAACTGTACATTACGCTAATCCTCTCTGTCTTAATCGTATCATTTTCTCTTCTTCTGATAATAAAGCATTCTCTACTGGTGTCAATCCTGACGCCATTAGATTATTATTTGATCCTGGAATAGCTGACGTTTGTATAACGTTTGATGCTGGCATTGGTTGTAAAGCCAATGGTGGAGTTTGTATTTCTTCTTCTAAATAATCATTAACATTTAATGTCCATGATTCATCTAAACCTATTCTTCTAAAATCATTAAACATTCCTCTTAAAGTTCCTCTAATTTCTCTATAAACATCTGGATCACCTAAGTCTCTTGCGATTTCTCTAAACCTAGCTTCAATATCTTCTGACGGAAAATAAGGATCAAATCTTCCTATTAATAAATTACGATAACTTTTATCTGATATTTGCCTGTCTTTAAATTCTCTTCTTAATGAACCTCTATTGACTCCTAATACTTCAGCAGCACTTAAATCATTAAACATAGTTTGTTGAACGTCAAATCTAGCTTTATTAGATTTGAAAAATCTATCTATTATATCATTTGGTTTTATTGGACCACCTCTTAACAATCCAAAATAACCACCTGTAAATTCTCTTCTAGCATTTCTAATACCTGTTTGATATTGAGCAATTTTAAATCCCATAGATTTTAAAGGTTCTACTTTAATTGGTCTAAAGCCCATAAATCCTGCAAGCTCTGGACCTATTTCTAACATGTCTCCTCTTTTTGTAGGTGTACCAAAAGCAGCTTGTCCTAATCTTTGAAACTGTCTGTAAGAAGGTGCAAGAGCTTCACCTAAATGTAAAAATCTAATTGCAGCTTTGTCTCCTGCAGATGTTTGATCAGTGTATAGTAATCTACCATCTTTAGTTCTTCCACCTCTAACAGTTAAATCACCTGCAGCTTCTGTCCAAATAGATTCACCAATGAATGGATTCATTATTTCAGCTCCAGCTTCATTGACTCCATTTACAAAACTAGATAATAAAGTTTGATCATTCATATCTCCATCTTGAATATTATTTAGTAAAGTTCTTAATGGTCTTGCAATTACGTCGTATGCATTACTGTGACTAAAATCTATGTATCTTAGTTCACCATCATCATCTTTAATAGGTATTAGTGTAGAATTTTTAGACCAATCTGGAACAAATCTTCTTAATGCATCTAATTCTTCTTGTGATACATCATATATTGCTTTTGCACCTTCAGTTAAAGTAGCGGGTATAACAGTTGTAAAAGTAGCAAGACCCGTTAATCTTTTTATACCATCACCATAAAAAGGGTTATCGTTTTTAACTAATTGACCTGTCGCTCTATCCATTACGTATGGTAAGATATTTGATCCAATTGTTGGCTTAGAATGTTTCATTTGTTTTATACCAAGCTCTGCAATATTAGTTGTAGTTCTAATCATCTCTGAAGGGAAAGACATGAAATTACCTATTGGTAAAAGTCTAGAAGTTCTAACTGCAGAACCTACAAACTCATAATTAGGTACAGTGTTTTTCACAATATCTGCTGCTTGTCTTTTTAAAAATTTTTCATCTAATATTTCTTTTTGTCCAGTAAAAACATTTAATACTTCATCACCTTCTTTTAATCCTTGTTTAGCATACGCTCTTGCTAATTTTTCTCTTTCAACAACCCAACTTGCAATTTTAAATGTATCGTCCTCTGCAACATATTTACCTTGTGCAAACTCACCTATTTTTCTTAACTTAGACATGAAAGGTCTAAGTATTGTATCAGTATTTGCAATCTGCTCACCAAATCTAATGTCTCTTAAAAGGTTTTTAAGATCTCCTATTTGAACCTGTGAGTTTACAACTCCTAATTCTAGTAATTCTC